ATCTTAAGATGACAGAGACAGAATATCTTGAGGCATTAAACAAGGCAACTAATGGAGGGTTAGAAGTATGGGCAAACTAATTAAATACAATAACAAGGAATACAAACTTCCTTTTGATGTTGCATTACCAGAAGATCCAACAGCAACAGACACAGTAAGAAATAGATTCGGTGGTGAGTCATGCACATTGCCAGCGTTTGCTATTGCTGTCTATGATGTAATCATGGGCAGTGAGATGTTGCAAGACTGGAAAACTCATAGACAAGGTCTTGATTGGTTCTCTCGAAACTTCACAAAAGAATATATGGTTCTGTTAGACTAGTCATATGAGCCAAGGCGCTAACGCGCCTTGGCTCACGTCCCATGGATCCCGAGGGGTCCCTAAACAATCTCAAACAATCTTTAATCAATAACACCCATTCCCCCTTTTTTAAAAAGGGGTCCCACTACTCTAGGTTGAATTGCTTGATTTAGACTGTCAATGGTGGTAAAAACGTTTTGAACATCCTATAAGGGTGCAAAAAATTTTATAAAATTTTTTATGAATTTAGAAAAAGTAGATATAAGCAAACTACCTGCCGACGTTAGAAAGAAGTTCTTGCAATTACAGGTAATGCATGCGGAGAAAAAAATACAAAATAAAGCTCAAGATGATTTCTTAAGCTTTGTTAAATGTGTGTGGCCAGAATTTGTTGAAGGCGCGCACCATAGACACATAGCAGAAAAATTTAATAAACTTGCAACTGGGGAAATTACCCGACTGATTGTCAACATGCCTCCACGTCATACGAAATCAGAGTTTGCATCGTTTTTATTACCAGCGTGGATGGTGGGCCGGCATCCAAAATTAAAAATAATTCAAGCAACGCACACAGGAGAATTAGCAATTAGGTTTGGTCGTAAGGCCAAGAACTTAATTGACTCCGAAGAGTATGCCAAAATTTTCAAAACTACACTACAAGAAGATAGCAAAGCCGCTGGTAGGTGGGAAACAGCACAAGGCGGTGAATATTTTGCAGCGGGTGTCGGCGGTGCCATCACCGGACGGGGTGCTGACTTATTAATCATTGACGATCCACACTCGGAGCAAGACGCATTGTCTCCTAATGCAATGGAAAATGCATATGAGTGGTATACATCAGGTCCTAGACAACGTTTACAGCCTGGCGCAAAAATCGTTTTAGTAATGACACGTTGGAGTACTAAAGATTTGACCGGAAAATTGCTTCAAAACCAAAAAGAAGTTAAAGGTGATCAATGGGACGTGGTCGAATTTCCAGCGATCATGGACCACGGAACTCATTCTGAACCTGTTTGGCCAGAATATTGGAAATTAGATGAATTAGAGAAAGTAAAAGCAACACTTCCAGTTGGAAAATGGAATGCACAATGGATGCAACAACCAACTTCTGAAGAAGGAGCAATAATAAAACGAGAATGGTGGGGAAATTACAATTCTGATGACATTCCAAGCTTACATCACGTCATACAAAGTTATGATACTGCATTTTTAAAAAAAGAAACTGCCGATTACTCTGCAATTACGACGTGGGGAGTGTTTTATCCAAATGAAGACGCACCTGCTAATTTACTTTTGTTAGATGCAATTAAAGGAAGGTATGAATTTCCAGAATTAAGGCGTTTAGCGCTTGAACAGTATAAATATTGGAATCCTGAAACAGTTATTATTGAAGCTAAAGCATCAGGTTTGCCATTAACTTATGAACTTAGACAAATGGACATTCCAGTTGTCAATTTTACTCCATCAAAAGGAAACGATAAGCATGCACGTGTAAATGCAGTTGCACCTTTGTTCGAATCTGGTATAATCTGGGCTCCGGAGCAGAAATTTGCGGAAGAAGTCATTGAAGAATGCGCCGCATTCCCTTTTGGAGATCATGACGACTATGTCGACTCAATGACACAGGCTGTTATGCGATTCAGACAAGGTGGATTACTTAAACACCCTGAAGATTATATAACAGACAACACGAAGCGTAGACTTCGGAAGGAATATTATTAATGACTATTATAACTAAAGGAATGGGCGTTATCATTAAAAAGCTCGGTAGAAAAAAACTAAGTGCTGAACAAAAAGAAGCACAAAAAAAATTTAAAAAACTTTTAGATAGAAAGAAGGGAAAAGATTTAGATTGGGATGATGTAAAAGCATCTTCTAAAATCTTTACTAAAAGATAATGGGAAAAGTTTGGAAATTAATTAAAGCGTTCAAGGCACAGAATGGTAGATTACCAAATGGTGTTGAGCTTGAAGAAATTAGAAGAAGAGCTGATCGTATAGAGCTTGAAGAAAAAGTAATAGAATTTCCGAGATCCAAGATCACTGATTGGAGAAAACCAAGGCCCACGGACCAAGGATCACGAGTCATTCCCGGTGGTTCTAAAGAAGGCCGAGAGATTACAGAAAAATTAGGTATTATAACTAGACCCTCAAGACCACAATCCATGAACCAAGAAAAGGTAGCCAAGGACCTTGAAGGTTTAATGAAACAAGGTTTAATTAAAAAAGGTAAGAACGTTAAGAAGACTAAAGCTAAAGAACCTGTTGATCAAAAATTAGTTGATGATGTTAGAAATAGAGAAATGTTTGAGGCAGCAAACAAGAGACTAACTTCAGATCAAAAACTTATTAAAGAAAAATATGAAGCTTCAAATAAGATAGCCGCAAAGAATTTAAGAGGAAAAAAGAAAAAGAAAAAAGAAGGTATTGAATCGATTAAGACTGTTCCTGATTTATTTGCAGGTAAAGTAAGTTTACCACTTAGACTAATGAAAAACTGGAATCAAGAATTAGATTATGCGGAACTAGCAGCTGAAGGTTATAATAGACAGCAAATAGAAATATTAATGAAAGCTAAAGAGATTTTAAAAAGAGGTGATGAGTTAAATCCTAATGAAGCATTATTAAGAGTTAAAGAAGAAATGGCTGATGCTAGAGGAATTGACGTTGAAGATTTTACAGAGATTGATTTTGAAGTTGAAACAGGTCCGCTAGATTTTGCATCAGGTGGTAGAGCAGGTTTTGCTGGTGGTGGTATGGGCCGTAGAGCATTTTTAAAATTGATGGCAGCATTAGGCGCAACAGGTGTTGCAGCTAAATCAGGATTAGTAAGTTTGTTAGGTAAAGGTAAAGGTAAACAGGTTGCAAAAGAATTAACACAAGTTCCAATTAAACAAATTAATGAAATGCCAACATGGTTTAAACCTTTAGTTAATAGAGTTATTAAAGAAGGGGAAGACGTAACTAAACAAAATGCATTTAAGGACAGAATGGTCGTCCATAAATCTCAATTACCAGACTCTAAAACAGATATTTATGTAAACCAAGATCTAGACTCAGGAGATGTGTGGGTTGATATTGGAATGGAAAAACATGGTTTTGCAGATGGTAAATTTGGTCAACCTGTTAGATTAGAATATAAAGCATCAGAAGTTATTGAACCTATTAAAGGAAAAAAAGGAACCAAGACCAAAGAAGAGTTTAATGTTGAAGAAGCAGAATTCACTGGAGGACATCCAGAGAATGTTAAGTTTGAAGAAATGTCTTCTAATAAATTTGGTAAACATGAATCTGATTTTAGTGAAGTAGAAGCGTTTGCTACGGGAAAGAACAAAAAAGGCGCACGAAAAGTAACAGAGAGTTTTGATAAAATGAATGAAGATATTGCTGATCGTTTTTCAAACTATCCAGACCCCAATGATTATGCAGACGGTGGCCGTGTTCCAAGATGGATGGGTGGTGGTTTATCAAAAGGTAAACGTACTCTATCTGAATTATTAAAAATGATGTCCAAAGACAGTTCACACGGAAAAAGTCCTTCTGAAATGTTACAAATGATAAATCCAAAACAATTTAATCCAATGTTAGATAGACCGGAAGGTATCCCCTCAATTGCTAAAGAAATGATTGAGAAATACACCAAAGAAATGAAAGGTGATAGAGTTAATATGATTCAAGACCTTATTGCTACTGGAAGAAGAATAAAAAAGGTTGATGATGATTTAGTAAACTATAAAATTAAAATAGTTGAAGATATGGTGTCTAAAGGAGTTGATAGAGCAACAGCTAAACAGATGGCAGAAACTTTAGCAGAGATGGTAGCACAAGGAGCTAGAAAAAAAGCTACACCTAAAATTACTGACCAAGGTTTATTAGAATTAGAAAATATTGGTAAAAATTTGGCAACTACAGATCGTAAGCTAAACGCGTCAGGTGGCATAGCCCGAATGTTAGGGGAATAATGGACTTTAAAGAATTAATCAAATTTGGTTTAGAGGAAAGCTCAGAACCAATCATCAAAAATCCTGTACTTAGAAATGCTATGGCTGGTGGTGGTACACCACAGTTAGTACAACCAAGTGTTGATGGATCGAGACCTGGGTATCGAGGAAGACCAGGAGGGAATCCTTTATTTGGCACAGAAATAACTGGGGCAATACAAAAAGGAAAAGTATCCGAAGCAAATCTAAACAAGTTAGAAAAGTTAAAAGAAATTATAATTGATTCTAATAACCAGTATAAAAAAACTATTACTTCTTCAGACGCTTTAACTAAAGCAGGTTGGAAAGGTGGTTGGCAGGCAATTTCATCTAAAGGAAATCTTCGTAAATTTATTGGTGAAGAATTAAAAAATTTAAATACTACCTATCAAAAAATGGATAACTACGTTAACAACGTTATGTTAGCTGAAGATGCGGTAATGAAAGATTTTAAAAATCCAATAAAGCATATTCAGAAAAAATTTGGTGTATCTACTAGAGTGACAGACAAATGGACGAGTTCTAAACATTATGGTAGTAAAGTTTATGCCGATAACAAAGAATTGTTTACAGGATTACGTAATCAACTTTCTTTTAATAAATATGTAAATTATGCTGACGGCACTCCAAGATTAATGAGTGACTATAGCTTTATTACTCAAAACAAAATGCCATCATCTACAGGATGGTTTTCTGGAGATGAGCCAACTAAATTTATTGGAGAAACTGCAAAAAGAAATTATCTACAAATGAAAGCTGCTGGTCTAGAGCCTAAAGTAACATTTATTACTGATCCTGCTATTACTGCTGCTAAAGATTGGCAGTTTATAGATAATGAAACAGGAAGATTATTTTCTATGGACCCTTCTATTGATACAGTTGAGTATCAAGGAAAGACATATAAAAATAATTATCTTCAACATAAAGATGCTAGAAAATTATATAAAAAAGAATTTGGTAATCTTTACAAAATATTTGATGAAGATTTAGCTAAGTATATGGATACTATGATTATTGGTAAAGATGGTAAGCCTATTAAACTTGATACATTACTTAGACGACAAGCTTATGATGCAAGTGGAAAAAAAGATTTTTTAAGAAGAAGATTTATGGAAATTGATCATTCTAATGTATGGGATGATCCATTTGGTAGAAAAAAAGATGGTTTAAGATTAATAGATAGAAGTGCTAATCAACAAGCTGGTCTTTATAAAAGATTAGATAAATATAAAAATAATCCTGACTTATTAAAGCAAAAATTAGATGAGATTGGATATAATAGAAAATTTAATAATACAGATGAGCTTATAAAGTTCTATAGCGACAGATCAACTGGTCAAGGAATAGTTCCTAAATTAGAAAAAGTTGCTGGAGATCCTAAACAACAAATAAAAATTCTAAAACAAATGGGCTACCGTTGTCGTAAGGCAGGTGGTGCTGGTGAATCTGTTGAGTGTTATTTAGCTGATGTAGAAAAAACAAAAGCAGATATTAAAAATCCTAAGCTTAGTCAAAATGAAAGAGCTATGGCTTTAACTAAACAAAGAAACGCTCTTAAGCAGGCTCAACAAATACCTAAACTTATGAGAGGTTTAAGAAGAGGTGTCCAAGGAGCTTCATCTTTTTTTGGTGGTTGGATTGGTGGTGTTGCCGAAGGTTTGTTTGAAATAGGAAGTTATGATTATTATAGAGGTAAAGGACTTAATCATGAACAGGCATTACAAGAAGGAATGTTTAGTAAAACGTTAGGTAAAGAAGGAAATTATAGTGGGATTTTTGGAGGATCAGAAGAATTAGTAGAAAAAGAAAAAATTGGAACTAGATGGGATCCATCTGGAAAAGTAAACCCAGCCGCCAAATATGCCGATGCTAAATCTAAGTTTGATGAAGCACTAGATAAATATAATCTGATAAATGCTAATATGACAACCTATGCAAGTGTAGAGGACTGGGAAAAAGATTTAAACGCTCAAGCAAAGATAATTGCAGATTTAGAGTCTTCTGTTAAACCAGGTACTCCAGAATATGAGGCATACCAACAAGCAGAAGAAAAACAAAAAGCCTTAATGGATAAAAGAGGAAGAGACTATAAATCTAAAAATAGATTTTTAGGTTTTGAATGGGATTTATCTCCAGCACAAATTAAACAAAGAACTCCTAGTGATTTTAAAGAAAGACAAATACTTAAACAAAGAGAAAAAGAAGCAGATATCTATAAAGGGGGTCTTGATAATTTTTATATTAAACCTGGCGAATATATTGATTGGGGTGAATATGGTTTGGATGATCAAGAAGGTATTCAATCTAAATGGAAAGATATTTATGAAATGGGAGGGATGGATTTATTCGATAAAGTTGGAATAGCTGGAGGAGTTTCTAAAATGGCAGGCGGAGGAATCGCTGGAATTAGAAGACCAAGCGCCATTCCACCTGAATCTGGGCCAACTCCTTATGGGTTGCCTTCAATGTTAAACCGTGTTAAAAGAGTATAGGAGTATAAATGGCAGATATAGATAAAGGACTCCCTAATACACGAACAGAACTTAAAGTTCCTGGTGAAGAGGAACTTGTAGACTTAAGTGTAAAAGAGGAAGTTACAGAACAAGAACCAGTAGAAGTTACACCAGAAGAAGATGGTGGCGCAACAATTAATTTCGAACCAGGTGCAATCAACATTCCTGGAACAGAATCACACTTTGATAACCTAGCAGATATTTTACCTGAAGATGTTTTAGAGCCGATCGGAAACGAGCAAGCTGGAAACTACATGGATTATAAATCTTCTAGAAAAGATTGGGAGAAAACTTATAGAGATGGTTTAGATCTTTTAGGATTTAAATATGAAAACAGAACAGAACCATTTCAAGGAGCTAGTGGTGCAACTCACCCAGTACTAGCCGAATCCGTTACCCAATTCCAAGCACAAGCATATAAAGAATTATTACCAGCAGATGGACCAGTTAGAACCCAAGTAGTTGGTGTTCAAACTCCAGCAAACGATTTACAAGCTCAAAGAGTAAAAGACTATATGAACTATCTTGTTATGGACAAGATGAAAGAATACGAACCAGAATTTGATTCGATGTTGTTTCATTTACCATTAGCAGGATCAACGTTTAAAAAAATCTATTATGATATGACCATGGGAAGAGCAGTTTCAAAGTTCGTCCCTGCAGATGAATTAGTAGTTCCGTACACAGCTACCTCATTAGATGATGCGGAAGCTATTATTCATGTAATTAAAATTCCAGAAAACGAGTTGCGAAAGCAACAAGTTTCTGGGTTTTATAGAGACATAGAATTAGGCCCACCAGGAATGGTGAATTCAAATGAATTAGAAAAAAAGGAACGTGAGCTTGAAGGAACAAAAGCTACAGGTAGACAACAACCTATCTATACTTTGTTAGAGTGTCACGTTAATTTAGATCTAGAAGGATTCGAGGAGGTTGATGGAAACAATGAACCTACTGGAATAAAACTTCCTTACATTGTTACAATTGAGGAAGGTACAAGAAAAGTTCTCTCTATTAAGAGAAACTTTGCGCCCAATGATCCGAAGAAAACTAGAATCCAATACTTCGTCCACTTCAAATTTCTGCCAGGACTAGGATTTTACGGATTCGGACTCATTCACATGATTGGCGGATTGAGTCGTACGGCAACGGCGGCTCTCCGTCAATTATTAGACGCTGGAACTTTAGCTAACTTACCTGCAGGATTTAAGCAGAGAGGTGTTAGAGTTCAGAATGAAGCGGACCCAATTCAACCAGGTGAATTTAAAGATGTAGATGCACCGGGTGGAAGTTTAAGAGATGCTTTCTTTCCACTACCTTATAAAGAACCTTCTCCAACATTATTACAGTTGTTAGGAATTGTTGTTAACGCAGGACAAAGATTCGCGGCTATTGCTGATATGCAAGTTGGTGATGGTAATCAAGGTGCAGCTGTAGGAACTACGATTGCTCTTCTTGAGAGAGGATCAAGAGTTATGTCTGCAATACACAAAAGATTGTATGCAGCAATGAAAAAAGAATTTGGATTACTTGCCACTATTATTGCACAGTACTTACCACCAGAATATCCTTATGATGTTGTCGGTGGTGCAAGGACCATTAAGCAAATGGACTTTGATGACAGAGTAGATATTCTACCTGTTGCTGATCCTAATATATTCTCAATGTCACAGAGAATCACATTAGCACAAACTGAAATGCAATTAGCAACCACTAATCCACAAATGCACAACATGTATAATGTTTATAGAACTATGTATGAAGCAATTGGAGTTAAGAATATTGATGCAATATTACCACCTCCTCCACCAAATGCTCCTAAAGATCCAGCTATAGAAAATATAGATGCATTAGGTGGTAAACCTTTTCAAGCTTTTCCAGGACAAGATCATAGAGCACACATTACTTCACACTTAAATTTTATGGCAACTAACATGGTTAGAAATGCTCCAATGGTTATGGGTGCATTACAGAAAAATATTTTAGAACACATAAGTTTAATGGCACAAGAACAAGTGCAGTTAGAATATAGAGAACAAATGCAACAGATGAAACAACTTCAACAAATGGCTCCGCAGAATCCACAAGCGGCAGCTGATTTACAAATGATGTCTCAACAGATAGAAGCTAGAAAAGCTGTGTTGATTGCAGAAATGACTGAAGAGTTTATGAAGGAAGAGAGACAAATAACATCTCAATTCGATCATGATCCATTACTTAAATTAAAGGAAAGAGAAGTTGATCTAAAAGCTAGGGAGACTGAAAGAAAAATAATGGAAGATGAAAATAGATTAACTCTTGATACAGCTAAACTTGTACAAGATAGAGATTTGACTGAAGAGAAAATGGAGCAAGATCAAGACTTAGCTGAAATGAGAGACGAAACAGCTATGGATAAAGCTTTATTATCTGCGGATACCAAACTATATTCAGATCAGATGAAACGTAAAGATGTAAAGACCTTGAAAGGTCCTAAGAGATAGTATAAGAAACCAACAGGAGAAAAATATGAAAAACTACCAAAAGACTACAAAGGTTGCAGTTCCTAAACAGAATGTTGTCTATGACAAAAGAAGTAAAGCTGATGTCACTAGAGCAAGAAACGTTATCCCAACTGGTGATAAAGTAACTGTTAAAGGTACAGGCAAAGCTAGAAAACAATCAGCTACTTGGTTTTAGTATGTGGTTATCAGCAGTTAAACTTGCTTTAAACGCAGGTACGCATATTTACAAAAAGAAACAAGAAACTAAGATGGCTATGGCTGATGCACAGCACATGGCAGCATCTAAGATGGCCCGTGGAGAGACAGAATACCAGGGAAAACTTTTAGAAGCTCGTCAATCAGATTTTAAGGACGAGGTCGTACTTTGCATTCTCACACTCCCAATTTTGGTGCTCGCATATGGGGTCTGGTCGGACGATCCGGCAGCCATGGACAAGATAAAAGTATTCTTTGAGCATTTCCAGGCACTTCCGAGCTGGTTTACAAATTTATGGATTCTTGTCTGCGCGAGTATTTTTGGTATAAAAGGTACGCAGATATTTAGGAACGGAAAAAAATAGACTTGTCTAATAAGATAAGTTATAATAAACTTAACTAGGAGAAAAATATGAGACAAAACGGTATTAGATCAAATGTCAGATTCCCTTATGCAAAGAAGTCAGCTTCTAAGAAACAAGGATACAATGACAGACTTGATGAGTCTTTAGGCGCAAGAGATGGTAAAAAATCTCAAAGCTTTAAAGATAGACGAGATGAATCTAAAGGTGCAGAAAAAGCTGCGGGCAAAAGAGCTTATTCAGCTGTTAGCACTATGGATAAATAATAAGGAGAAATTTTTATGCCAATTAAAATTGTAGAAACAGGTTCTTTAGACGATAAACAATCTTCAAAAAGAAGACCAGCAAAATGGAAAATAAAAGAACCACAACTTAAAACTTTTCCTAGAAAACCAATGGATCCTGAAAGAGACCGTCCAAAAAAGCCAGGAATAACTTATCCTAGAAAACCAAAAATTATAACTGATCCTGAAAAGAAAAAAAGATATCAAGATCTTTTGGACAAGAGCAGAATGACTGAATCTGAAAAAAGTAATTTCATTAAGAGAAGAGCAAAAAGGACCAAAGAAGGAAAAGAGATTATTAGAAAAAAATATAACATAGGTGGAAGAGCAAATTTATTAGAAGAAGTAGGTCGTCTTGACGCTGAAAAAATGAATCCTAATAGAAGAGCTGAGAAAAAAAGAGTTATTAGAGAATTAAATAAAGGTTATAAAGGTGGTGGAATGGCACAACGTGGTCTGGGTAGAGCTTTTATGAAAGGTGGAAAAGTATAATGGGAGTTGTAGGCGCAGCATTAAGAGGATTTGGAAAAGCTTTAGGTAAAAAAGGAGACGGTAAAAGAATTACTCGTGTTCCAATAGCAAAAAGATTAACTGATAGAAGAAAAAATACAGAAAAACTTTTTAAGGTTAGACAAGATGCTGGAGCATCACCAATGAAATCTATGTCAAAGGCCGTTAGTGATACTTCTGCAGCTAATACTAAATACGATAAAGCTGTTTCAGCTAGCGATAAAAAATTTAAAAGTCAGAAAAGAAAAGTTATAGGTGGTGCTAGTGCCGCAGTTGTTGGAGCAGTTGGTGCACATGGAGCTGCTAAAAAGAAATTTCCAAAATACAAAAAAGTGATGGAATCAGATGTCGTTATCAAAGACGGCAAACTAGGATTAAGACCTAAAAAGAAAAAATAATGAACAACTATCTTAAAGATAAAAGAGCCCCTGGAGTTAAACTTCAGTTAGGTGCTAATTCTTATGGTTATCCAAGTGGTGGATTACCAGTTAGAGTTGGTGCTTCATCAGGTGGCTGGATTCAAGAAGCTACTAAAGGTATGAGAAAAGATAAACCTTGTACTGGTAAAAAATTCGGAAGCAAGACTTGTCCTAAAGGATCAAGAAGATATAACTTAGCTAAAACATTTAAAAAGATGGCTAGAAAGAGAGCTTCGTAATGGCTGGAATAGGTGCAGCATTTAAAGGAATTGGAAAAGTTTTAAGTAAATTTAAAAAACCTAAAGCTAAATATATAGGAACTGATAAAAGAAAATTTGATCCTACAGATGATGGTGGACCTTATGTGCGTAAGCAAAAACATAATGCTAAAAAAGCAAGGGACGAAGGAGCTGTTTATAATAAGTCTGGCCATGTAGTAGGAACTCCATCAAAAAAACCTGGAGGAAGAACAAGAGAATCTATTAAAAAATATCATGGTATTCATAAAGACTATCGAACTAAAAAATCTATTGGTGGTGTTGCAAGAATAGTAGGAAAAAAAGCAATGAATTATATTAAAAAGAATAGAAAAAAAATTGGAAAAGAAATTTCTTCTCCAGAAGGTAAAAAGAAAATTCAAGACTTAACTTCAAAGTTTAAAAGAGGTTTTAGAAAAGATTAATGTTTAAAAAATTGTGGAATTTCCTATTTGGAAAAAAAGAGAAACCAATCGTTTTAAAAGAAACGGTTGCACCTGTAGTGGGTCACTGTGGAGCACATAAATACTTTGTCAAAGGTTGTCATAGTTGTTTACGAGCTGTCGGTGTTAATATTTAAATGGATTTAGAGACAGTAATAACAAAATTAATAAAGTTTATAAGAACCAGAACTGATCAATTATCTATGGCGGTTACGTCTGGAAGTGTTGACAGTATGGAAAATTATAAGTATATTATAGGACAAATAAATGCACTGGAATCAGTGCGCCAGGAACTTTCAAGCCTGCTTAACTCGAAGGAGAAAAATGAAGGAACAGTCATCGACATTAAAACCAAAAATACACCTACCGAATAACGAATTAGTAGGTCTTCCAAAATCAGAACCAAAAAAAGAAAAAGATTTAGTTAACGAAGAGAAAACAAAATTACCCCAACCTACGGGTTGGAGAATGTTAGTTTTACCTTTCAAGATGAAAGATAAAACTAAAGGGGGAATAGTAATGACCGAAGGTACACTAGAGAAACAACAAGTTGCTTCTCAATGTGGACTAGTTTTAGCTATGGGTCCAGATTGTTATAGGGATAGAGAGAGATATCCTGATGGTCCATGGTGCAAGGTCAAAGACTGGGTAATGTTCGCGCGTTATGCGGGATCAAGAATACAAATTGAGGGTGGGGAAGTTCGTCTTCTTAATGATGACGAAATTTTAGCAACAATCGAGAATCCAGAAGATATCTTGCATCAATACTAACATAGGAGGAAACTATGCCGGACAAAAATCCGATTAAACATGATGATCCAAAAGTAGATTTAGACACTTCAGGTCCTGAAGTAGAAGTTAATTTACCAGAGGAAAAAGCCGAAGAAGTTGTAGATACAACTGAAGCGCCGAAACAAGAAACCGTTGAAACGAAACAAGAAGAAGTAAAAGAAGAAAAAAAACAAGATGAAACATTAGAGGACTACAGTAAAGGCGTTCAATCTCGTATTTCTAAATTAACTAGAAAAATGAGAGAAGCAGAAAGAAGAGAACAAGCTGCTTTAGATTATGCTAGAGGTGTAGAAGAGTCGAGAAAAGCATTAGAACAAAGGTTTGAAAAAACTGATGCTCAATATGTTAAAAAATTTGAGTCGAGTATTAATACAGGTTTAGAAGCCGCACAAAAAGAATTAGCTGCAGCAATTGAATCTGGTGATGCTAAAGCTCAAGTTGAAGCCAATAAAAGAATTGCAAGTCTTTCATTTGAGAATGCAAAACTGAATGAGGTTAAAGAGGGAAGAGAAACAACACAGGCCGAGAAACCTGTACAACTCTCTGACGGTGGTAGATTACCACAAGAGACTCCACAACAATTACCAACACCGGATCCTAAAGCTGAAGATTGGGCTTCTAGAAATCCTTGGTTTGGTCAAAATAGAGCTATGACATTTACAGCGTTTGAAATACATAAAGACCTTGTAAATGAAGGCTTTGATCCACAATCAGATGATTATTATTCTGAAGTTGACAAAAGAATAAGAGTTGACTTTGGTAGCAAATTTGATAATAGTGGACAAAAGCAATCGACCGCCCCTGTTCAGACAGTGGCTTCAGCTTCAAGAAGCGTAAAGCCTGGTCGCAAAACTGTGAGACTCACTTCCTCACAGGTGCATATCGCTAAAAAATTAGGAGTGCCACTTGAAGAGTACGCAAAACAACTTAAAAACACGAAGGAGGCGTAATGGAAAAAAACAATAAAACTTCTCGTGCGAACCAAACACGGTCAAAATCTGAGAGACCAAAAGTGTGGGTTCCACCATCATCTCTAGATGCACCCCCTGCACCTGATGGATTCAGGTATAGATGGATTAGAGCAGAGAGTATCGGTTTTCAGGATACTAAAAACATAACTGGACGTTTAAGAGAAGGTTATGAATTAGTAAGATCTGAAGACATTGAAAACTCATCTGACTATCCTGTTGTCGAAGATGGCAAATACAAGGGAGTGATTGGGGTTGGCGGCCTTCTGCTTGCGAAGGTACCTAACGAGATCGCGCAGCAACGTCAGGACTACATGGCTAGAAAACATGAAGACCGAAACGAAGCTATTAAAAACGATTTAATGAAGGAGCAGGATAAGAGAATGCCTATCGATGTTGAGAGGCAATCTCGTGTAAGCTTCGGTGGTACAAAGAAGTCCTAATTAGGAATTCTCGGGATAACAACCAATTCCCTATCACTGATTTAAATTAACAAACAACTATGGAAATAGGAGAAAACTATGGCAAATAGAAACACACAAGGTTTCGGTTTTTTACCTGCAGATTCACTAACTGGTCAAGCGATCAAGAATCAGCATAAATATAAAATCGATGCCGCCCATGGAACGTCTATTTATCAAGGTGGTTTAGTTATTTCTGAAGCAGGTGCTACTGGATATATTGATTCAGCAGGAACTGCATCAACGAGTGAGTTGTTAGGAGTTATGAATGGTATTTTTTACAATGCTACTACTACTCTTAAACCAACTTGGGCGAATGCATACATTCAACCAATCACTCCAGCAAACTCAGAAGATATAACTGCCTTTGTAATGGACAATCCTTTCCAGAGACTTGTCGCAGCAGCAGCTACGGCGTGGACTCAAGCAGCTGTACTAGCTACTTTTGGTGTTACTTCTACAGGAAATGACACTACAGGTAGATCAACTGGTTCAGTTACTATTGGAACTACGTCAGCAGATGCTAACTGCGTGCGTTTATATGGTTCAGCAGACGATTCAGAAAATGCCGATAACACGGCAAATTTCTCATCTGTTGTTGTATCTATGAACACAAACAGGTTAGTACCATAATAGGAGTATATAGACATGGCAATATCACGTTCGCAACTAGTTAAAGAACTAGAGCCAGGCCTTAATGCACTTTTTGGTCTGGAATACAAAAGATATGAAAATCAGCATGCTGAGATTTATGTCGAGGAATCAAGTGACAGAGCTTTCGAAGAGGAAGTAATGTTATCTGGTTTCGCAAACGCACAAGTGAAAGGTGAAGGTGCTGGAGTCGCATTTGATTCTGCACAGGAAACTTTCACAGCTCGTTACACTATGGAGACTGTAGCTTTAGCATTTGCAATCACAGAAGAAGCTATCGAAGATAATCTTTACGATAGACTAGCTTCTAGATATACAAAAGCTTTAGCAAGATCTATGAGTAATGCTAAACAAGTAAAAGCAGTAGAACCTTTAATTAATGGGTTGCCTCAAACGGCTACTTATAATTCAGGTGATGGTGTTGCACTTTTTAGTACAGCTCACCCAACGATAGCAGGTACTTTTCAAAATACCTTGACTACACAGGCGGATCTTAACGAAACTTCATTAGAACAAGCCCTAATAGATATCGCAGGGATGACTGATGAAAGAGGTCTTAGAGTTGCAGCAAGAGCAGTTAAAATGGTCGTTCCTTCAGAGAACCAGTTTAACGCTGACAGACTTATGAAGTCTCAAGGCAGAACTGGAACAGCTGACAACGATATCAATGCAATCGTATCTATGGGTATGGTTCC